AGAAGATTATAATGGAACAACCACAATTATTTGAAACAGAAGACGCATATGGTAATGATATAATACAAGGACCTAAACTTGTTAAAAAGAAACTAACAACAAAAGAACAACTGATAGACCCAAAGAATCCATCAACGGTAGGTTCAAGTGCCTGGAATTTAGGTAATCACACACTTGCAATCTGCTTTATATTGTGTTTAGTCTTTGTGGTTTATGCAAGTTATCAATAGGAGATATATGATTAAGTTATTACAAAAGCTTCTAGGCATTGAGAACTTTGAATATAGATTAAGAAGATTAGAAAGAGCTCAATACTGGAGAGAAAAATATAGGCATTAATATGACAGGAATTGCAACATTTGGAAATCTATTTGATACGAAAAGAACTAGTAAAAGAAAACTAACAATAAAGATATCAGATGGTAAAGAGTTTAACGAAGAGAAAGAAGGTCTTTCGTTTAAAAAGATATTCAAGTCTATACAAAATTCAGCACCGAAAGGTACGAAGGAGTTAAGAGTTGAATATACGAACCGAAAAGGTACACAAATTGACCGTTGGGTCAAGGTACCTATGGGTCGTAGTAAGAAGATAGGTAGATAACCTGTATAAATAGTATTAATAAAATGAATAAATTAAGGAGAAACTGAAATGGCTGAAGTAAAAACAAATCCTGCGCTACAAAACAATGCCCTTAAAATGGCAAACGAAACTAGTAGCAAGATGGCTTTAACATTCCACGAAATTCTTACCAAAGTTAATAACGCTAAAGACAAGGCTAAGAAACTAGAAATCCTAACACAATACGATAGTCCATCATTGAGACAAATTCTCAAAGGTGCATTTGATCCAAAGATTGAGTGGGATTTACCTGCTGGTGCACCACCTTATATCGCTAATGAAGCGCCACTAGGAACTGAACATACTTACCTTGACCAAGAGGCGAAGAGACTATGGCACTTTGTAAAAGGTGCTGACGCTAATCTTAACAAGATGAGAAAAGAAACTTTGTTTATTCAGATTTTAGAAGGTTTACATAAATCAGAAGCAGACTTATTGATTAATGTAAAAGAGAAGAAACTGAATAACACATATAAAGGTCTTACAGCAAATCTAGTAAAAGAAGCGTTTGGTTGGAATGATGATTTTGTCAAAATTTAGACAACTAAAAGTTGCAAAAATACTAGTAAAATAAGGGTATTTTTTGCTTGACATATATCCTAAAACCTGATAGAATAAATACATAATGAAAGCGAGGACTATTATATTATGATAAGAGTATTGAAAACCTTTGTTTACATATGTTTTTTTATATGGTTAATGGGTGTAGGTCTACACTTGACTATGCAGAAAGCAAAAGCAAGTGATTACGCTACAGCGACTAGCGCTCATATAATTAAAGAAACAATATCAGGTAATATAGACCATAACAAAGTTATGTCTGCCGAACTTGAAAGGTTAATCCACAAGTTTGCGATAGAAATGACTTTTACTATTGAGAAGCATTTGCCTGCTATATTAGAAGGCATTGCTACTGATATAAGACTTAATGCAGACAAGAGATATAAGAAATCATTAGAAAACAACTAGGGAGGAACCGTGGAACGATTTTTTGAAGTCGGGTATGATTTTACACAATTGTTGTATTCAATCGCACCTATGGAAATTTGGGTAATAGTATTTGCTAGTATCTGGTTATTCCTATCTTTAGAATATAAAGAGTATAAAGAACGAAAACGAAACAAAAAATAGAGAGAGAACAATGCCATCTTTGAAACCTAAATCAGTTAGGTATGCAACTTTAAAGAAGAGAGTAAAAGCCGAGTGTGAGCATACTACAAAATACTATACTACCTATAAAGATATAAAGAAGTGGTTTAAGTATATTAATGATACGGTGTTTGACGGAATATTAGCACCTTTCAATGATGTTGTTATAAAAGATTTGAGAAGACAAAAATGTTTTGGTCAGGTAACTCAATGGGAGTGGGAAAGAAAAGGCACTTCCGTGTTTCATTTAGAAATGAACACAACCTATGCCAATAAAAGACAATTCATTGATACACTTGCACACGAAATAGTCCATCTGTATCAAATGAGAAATGTAGGAGATAGTGGTAATCATAATAAGCTGTTCTATTCATTTAAACCTAAAATGAAAAGAGCAGGTATTAATATGATTTAAAACTAATATTATATTATGGTAAAGAAACAATTGAAACAAACAATAGACTATTGGTCAGAAGTAAAGAAATGGACCAAGCGTATCTCAGCACTTATAATAGTATCATTTATTATATTTGCGACAGGTACATTTTATCCGAACGATTACAAATTAAGAAATGTCAAGGTAGAGTATGAAAACGCATACCTTGAAAAACTAAAAGAACTAGACTTACGAGAGCCTGAATTTCAATACAATAATGATTTACAATTTGTTAGGGCAACTCATAAGTGTATCAATTATTTAAATTTCACACAACCTAAAGTATTCAGAATACCATACGAAATGATAACAGCTCAGGCTGCGTTAGAGAGTGGTTGGGGTACGAGTAGATTTGCAACAGAAGGTAATAATCTGTTTGGCATACGAACTTGGAATAAAGATATACCTCATATGGTAGCACAAGGTATGGGTAAGAAGTGGCCAGGTTGGGGTGTAAGAATATTCGCTAGTAAATGTGATAGTGTAAAAGAATATATGCGATTGCTCAATGAGCATCCTGCGTATGAAAACTTCCGTAAAGTTAGAACAGAAATGTTAGCAACTGATGGAATATTAGACCCTATTGAACTTGTTAAACATATTGATAAGTTTAGTACAACACCTGACTATGATAAGAGAGTAATTTTTATTATTAACAAGATACGAAAACTTGAGGAGAATATGTAATGACAAGACCTAATAATTGGATGGATGAAAGTTATAATAATATAAAAGAAGACAATCGTCCTTATATGGATCCTTATCTGAAAGATATGATTAATAAATCTTTTGTGATATTTGAAAGATTAAGAAAAGGTCAGAAGAAAGTTTACTTTACTGGCAACTGGCAAAAAGATGTAATGTCTTGTTTTCCAGGTAGACAATCAAATAAAATATTTAAGAAGATGAGAGTATACCTAGATGATGATAACTTTTCTTTTACACAAAGAAAGTTAGAAAATTTAGATGGTTACGAATATATAGTACATAGGAGATAACATTGGGTATAATAGCATTTCTATCAGCGATATCTATTTCAGCAGTTGCTGCCTTGTATAGTATACTAGGTCTTGCGGCTATCTTTGCAGGTGCGAAGATACCTATTATGATAATGGGTGGTGTATTAGAAGTAGGTAAACTAGTGACCGCTTCTTGGTTATATCAAAACTGGCACAATAAGAACTTACCTAAAACAATAAAATACTACTTGACAACTTCGGTTATCGTGTTAGTATTTGTTACCTCTATGGGTATATTTGGTTTCTTATCAAAGGCACATTTAGACCAGGTAACTCCTACTACAAACTATACAAGTAAGATTACATTAATAGACCAGAGAATATTACAAGAAGAGAGAGTTATAGAAAGAGCAGAAAAGACTTTACTACAACTTGATAAATCTATTGAGGTATATTTAAATAAAGAATATGCAACAAGAGGTTTAAGAGAGAGAAGAAAACAAGAAGAAGAAAGAAAAGAATTAAAGTTAACAATTGACAATGCTATGGATAACATAGACAAGTTAATGTTAGATAAGAATAAGATAGAATTAGACCAAGCAAAAGTAGAGGCAGAAGTAGGACCTCTAAAATACATTGCAGAATTAATTTATGGTGATAATGCAAAAGACTATTTTGACGAGGCAGTTAGGTGGGTAATCATTGTATTGATATTTGTATTTGACCCATTAGCAGTATTGTTATTAATCGCTGCCAATATATCACTTGCAGGTTGGTTACAAAGAAGAGAAGATATAAAGAAGAGAAAAATTAGAAAAGAAGACTTGCAGTTAAAACGAGACGAGAAGAAACTTGCAGAAAGTATAAAACAGAATAAAAACTATAAAGAATTTTTTAAGAAGTTTGCAAAAAAGAATTTAACAAATGAAGACTATGAGAAGTTTTTTACCTTATTAGGTGACAAAGAGATTAGAGCAATGGGTCTGGATCCTGACGAAATTCGTATCAAAATGGACCAGATATTAGACTGGAATGCCTCTTCGGTAAAGGAAATGAGTGCTGAAGATGTGGAAACCGACAAAACACTAGTAAAATCTAAGCTTGACAACTAATAGGAAAAGTGATAATATATGACTATGAACTATACGAAAAAGAGACAAAACGAATTGATTGCAAATGCTGAAAAAGCAATGAACAAGGCACAATCAAAGTGGGCGACTATGTTCTGGACTGGTGTCTGGAAGCAGTTGTGTATAAAATTTAATAAGGTAAACTAATGAATATATTTGTACTTGACAAAGACCCTATTATCGCTGCCAAGATGGCCTGTGATAAACATATTGTAAAGATGATACTAGAGAGTGCTCAAATGCTATGTACAGCAAAAAGAGTATTAGATGGTACGCCATATACAGACAAAACTAAAAACGGCAGAAGTATTAAAAGATGGCGACTAGAAAATCCTAACGAAGAGAATATTATATACAAAGCAGGTTGGTTAGGTCACCCTAGTACGAAATGGGTAATCAAGTCAGCGTATAATTACATATGGTTATACAGACACTTCAAAGCACTTAATGACGAATTTATGGAAAGGTTTCCTAAAAACAAAAAGACAGGTGGTCATAAATCATTTTTATTACTAGGAGACTTGTTGAGTACACCACCTAAAAATGCACCTCTAGGTACGATAGGTACACTACCTACACCAGCAATGCCTGAAGAGTGTAAAGCATTTGATGAAGATGGTAACATTGATGTTGTCAAATCATATAGACAATATTATGTTATGAAAAAACGAAGGTTTGCTGCCTGGACTTTACCTGGTAAAGCACCTGAATGGTATACAGAAGGTTGTAAGTTAGCAGAATTAGCAGACCAAGGAGAAATGTATAATATATGATAGGACTAGAACACGGATTACTAATGGGTTTATTTGGTATTATGATAACGATTGCAGGTTTTATGGCTGCATATATAATAGCATTTAAACATAAAGAGAACGAAGAAAAAAAGAAAGCAGAAGAAGAAAAACCAAAGGTTCATAATTACAAAGTTTAAGGAGATTTTATGATGATAGAAGAATTAGTAGGTAAGACAATTGTATTCTTAAATAATATACAACTTGCACATTGGCAAACTAAAGGATATGCGGAACACGAAGCACTAGGAGAATATTATGAGAAGTTGTGGAAATTAAATGACCGTTTAGTTGAGACTTGGCAAGGTAACCAAAACAAACGAATACACATTGAAAGTGGACAACATACATTACAAAATTATCAATCAACTGACCATACAAAACATAGTATTGTAGAGTATTCAGGTTATCTATCTAAATGTGCTAAACACATAGACAGCATAAATGAGAACAAACAATATATTGATATTGAAAGCATACTGGAAGAAATGACAGATGTTACCTCACAAGCGTTGTATCATTTAAGTTTGAAATAATGCCAACATACGATTTCATCAATAAGAAGACAGGAAAAGAGTATTCTGAATTTATGTCAATTGCAGAAAAGGAGACATATTTAGAACAAAATCCTCATATTCAGCAGAAAATTGGTACTATAAATATAATAAGTGGTACTGGAGGTATCAAAAACGATGGAGGCTGGAAAGAATTACAATCAAAGATAGCTGAGCGTAATCCAGGTACGCCGTTTGCAGACAGGCACGGCAAAGCGTCAACTAAACAAATCAAAACACGACAGGTATTAAGAAAACATAAAATAATCAAATGAGATTAATAGGTATCATATCGCTTTTTATATTTTTAACAGGTTGCTCAGGCAACTTTGCAAGTTTTTTACAAGTTGGTGGCACTAGTGTTGCGATTGCACAAAAGAATGGATACTCAATAGCATATAACGCTGTTGATTTCGGTACACAAATACAAACAGGTAAGAATATAAGACAACATATATTTGAACCTAAAGAGGAGAACGAAGATGAGTAAAGACATACCTGATTATATGAGAGGTTTTGACCTAAATGATGATTGGGGTATTGCAGGCACGGCCGCTGAGGCACCTAAATCTCCTACTATTGATACTAGTAAGATTGCTAGTACAGACGAATTAAAAGACTTGAAAAAAGATGTTTCTTCAATCAAGTCAGCGATGAACGAGATTTTTCAGATTGTCGCCGAGAAGGAAACTATAACTAAAGAGTTGACTTCAGAAGAAACAGAAAAAAGATTTAAAGAAGTTGAAAAAATTATATTACCTTTTCTTTACAATCTTTCTAAATCAGAAGAGCCTTATATACATTGGCCTAATAGAGGTCCTATCATTAAGGCACAGATTGAGAAAATACTTAAACTAACAAGAGGATAAAACAAATATGAAGTTAAGCAAAAACTTTAGTCTAAAGGAAATGACTGCTTCTCAAACAGCAGAGCGTAAAGGCATTAATAATAATCCTAATGACGACCAGATTACTAATTTGCAGAAACTTTGTGAGAACATACTACAACCTGTTAGAGACCATTATGCTTCAGTTGTTTCCGTATCAAGCGGTTTCAGAAGTGAAGAGTTATGTGTTGCAATAGGAAGTAGTGTTAATTCACAGCACGCTAAAGGGCAAGCCGCTGACTTTGAAATCTTTGGGGTTCCCAATGCTGAACTGGCAAAGTGGATAATTGACAACCTTGATTATGACCAGTTGATATTGGAATTTCACAAAGTTGATGAACCTAATTCAGGATGGATACATTGCTCGTATAAAAGTCCATCTGAAAACAGAAAGTCTACATTGAGAGCATTTAGAAATGACCAAGGTAAGACACAATACGAGGAATACAAACCCGAGTGAGCGCTTGGGCAGTTTAGTGCTGAAGACTTAAATTCTATGTATATGAAACATAGGTCGTCATAGGCGCTTGACAAACTAAACTGAAAATGTTATATTATATGACAAACTTGGAGATTAAATAATGGCAAAAGAATTTAAATTTGTTGAGTTGAATAAACAATTACTGCCTCAAACAAAAGGCAAGAACTTAAATGGTGTTCGTTTCTACAATGTAGATGGTAAGAACTATCCATCAATCACATCTATTTTATCAATCAGAAAATCAGAAGGTCTTAAAAGATGGCGTGAAAGCATTGGCGAAAGTGTTGCCAACTTTGAAATGAGACGAGCTGCAGGTAGAGGTAAAGCGACACATACACTAGTTGAGAATTATTTAAAAGGTGAAACACCAGGAGAAAGAGGTGTATTACCATTAGGTCTGTTTAGACTTATGAAACCTTACCTTGATAACATAGACAACATACACTTAATAGAAGCGATTATGTTGAGTAAGAAGTTGACCGTTGCAGGTCAAACCGATTGTGTTGCAGAATATAGAGGTAAGTTATCTGTAATTGATTTTAAAACAGCAAACAAAGAGAAGATTGAAGAGTGGGTAGATAATTATTTTTTACAATGCACCGCCTATGCGTTAATGTACGAAGAGATATACGGTAAACCGATAGAACAAATCGTTGTGCTTATTGCAGGTGAAGATGGTTCAATGCAAGAATGGATAAAAAATCCAAAAGATTATGTCGCAGAACTAGAAAAAAGTGTAGAAAAATTTTATAAATATTACCAAGAGAAAACGAAACAGACATAACCTGGTAATTAGAGGTAAACTTCTGTTTGCCGCCTCTATAAAGAAGGAGCAAAAATGCTAAAAAAATCTTTACTTGTTGTTATGTTAAGTGTGATGACAAGTTTGGTATATGCGAGTGAACATTTAAACGGATTGTTTTTTCCGTCTCATAGTCCGATACTTTGTGGTGAATATGCTGCTGTAGAGGAGTTTATAGAGACAGAAGGTTTTAAACCTGTTCACATAGGATTCGGCAGAAGTGGTGGCATAGCGACAGGAGAACCTGTCTTTGCAGTTATACATTACAAGAAAGATAATGAATTAATTGCAACAATTGAAACACCTGACAGAATAGATAAATGCGTATTATACAAAATATATGATTTTGTTGTAGTACCACAACCAGAGAAAGAGTAATGAAAAATATATTAATGGTATTAATTATGGGACTAGTATTGAGTGCTTGTTCTATACCTAAAGACCCTAGAATAACATTTGGTAAGAAGTGTGTTGTCAAAGATGATACGGTAGCATATTCTTATGTATGGATATATTCTAAAGAATTAGGATTAAAAGCAGATAATAAATCTTGCGACCAAATTAAAAATAACTAATCAGATAGCTCACGCTATAGGAGAGAAAGATGAAAGATGTATTTCTTATAGTTGCAATGCTTATAAATTTAAATGGTGATGTGGAACCAAGACAACACCCAATGTATTCTTTTGACACTTTAGAAGAGTGTCAAGCATTTGTTCGTTTAAATTATATAGGATTATTTCAGAGCCTAGATGAACAATTAGCGACAGAAGGATATAGACATAAAATCCTAGACATAGGTTGTGGGTTAGTAGAGCCCATTGATGACGAGAGACCAGTAGTTAAATCTAATACCACGGATGCTTGACAAACAGGTATAGACCTGATATAGTATAATAATGATAAAATATTTTCTAATAAGTGCTCTAGTTGCATTTTCATATATGTTTACTTTTTATATGGGTTATGTTTTTGCAGTAGAGATATTTGAATTATTATGTTTAAAAACAGACATAATAGGTAAAAGTCTATGAACAGCAAACAATTTAGTTTAGAGATTGAGAAATATAGAAAAGAACACCCAGGCACTTCATATATGGAGTGTATAGTTAATTATTGTGAAAGTCGTGGTATAGATACAGGTACGGTAGGTCCATTGGTTAATAAATCATTAAAAGAGAAACTAACTATTGAGGCACAGAAACTTAATTTAGTTACCAAGACTACTGAAGGAGAACTACCTTTATAATGTATGGCGGCTTTGATGTTTTTAAAATATGGTTGGGTGTCAAACTACATTACACAACCGATAGTTATGACTATATACAATATGCAGGTAAAGTCAATTGTAAACTAGAAACATTTACGAAACGAAATGACAGATACTTCTTTCACAAACTATCTAAAAAATATAACGCAGAAGAAGCACTTGATTTCTTTGTGGCAAACTTTTTGTACAATGATAAAAAGTGGATTGGAGACCTTGCCAGAAGTGATGGCCAAGATATTTACCTTTCTCATAGAAAGTATAAAGACGCTTTTAGTTATAACTTTAGGAGTGAGTGTAATATTATTCGGGATTATATGGGGCATAACAACCTTACTTTTGATAATCTCTTTGCAGTTGTTGGAGGACAACATCCACCTTTCTTCAAACTTCTCTTATCTAAAAGAATTAGTTATGAAACTTTTAGCGTCTTTGAAACCTTATTGGGATTCATTAAACAATGGGATAGAGAGATTGCTGAGAAAGTAGTATGGAAAGAATATAGTAAACGAATTAAAAAGTTTTTGCCCTTTCAAAGGTTCAATAGGACTAATGCAAAATTGACTATGAAAGAGACTTTTACAGGTGCTTGACAATAGATATATTATCTGTTATGATGAGAACTTGTATAAATAATAATATTGAATTTTATATTATGATACTTACAAAAAATACAAATACGAAATACATACAAGGAGAAACTTTATGGACGCTTTTGAAAACTTAAAAAATAGTCAAAGTAATTTTGACAAGTTAACAAAACAAATAGAAGCAAACCTCAATCCTGAGGACGCTGCTAAAACCAAAAACAAATACCAAGACGACAGACTTTGGAAACCAGAACTAGATAAAACTGGTAACGGATATGCTGTGCTTAGATTTTTACCTGCTAGTCAAGGCGAAGAAATGCCTTGGGCAAGAGTATGGTCTCACGCATTCCAAGGACCTGGTGGTTGGTATATTGAGAACTCTCTAACTACATTAGGACAAAAAGATCCTGTGTCAGAAGAGAATACTAGATTATGGAATACTGGTGTTGATAGTGATAAAGAGATTGCAAGAAAGAGAAAAAGAAAACTCTCTTATTACAGCAATGTCTATGTTGTATCAGACCCACAACATCCTGAGAACGAAGGCAAAGTTTTCTTATTTAAATTCGGTAAAAAGATTTTCAATAAGATTACAGAAGCAATGAATCCTGCGTTTGAAGATGAGAAACCATTTAACCCATTTGACTTCTGGTCAGGTGCTAACTTCAAGTTGAAGATTAGAAAGGTTGATGGATTCTGGAATTATGATAAATCTGAATTTGAGGCGCCTAGTGCTCTTAATGCTGATGACGCTGTTATCAAAGAGACTTGGGCGAAACAATATCCTCTTAAACCATTCCTTGAAGCTGCTAACTTTAAATCATATGACGATTTGAAAGAAAAATTAAATCGTGTGATTAGTGGTTCAAAGAATACCGAGACTGCTAGTGAAATAGACCTCCCACCTACGACTGGCGGTACGGCAGCTGCAACAGCAACTGCTTCGGTTAAAAGTAATGAGGCGTCTAGCGGTGAAGATGATGATACATTATCTTACTTTTCAAAACTCGCAGAAGACGAATAATCTCTCTCTTTCCTACATTACTTAAAAAGCAAAGGGTACCTTTCTGGTACCCTTTGTCATTTCTATTATAAATATAAGCGTTATGGCAATATCACTATTAGACCCAATTGTAAAAGACCAAGGTGGTAGTATCAAGTCAGGCGCTTGGTACCGAAAAGCAGTACAATCTATAGCAAACACTTCATCAGCAAGAGCATTGATGAGAAGTGGTAAATTGAATAGTAGACCTAGTCAAGGTAGATTAA